GAAACTGCCGATTACAGTGCAATTACAACTTGGGGAGTGTTTTATCCAAACGAAGATAGCAAACCAAATTTAATTTTGTTAGATTCTGTAAAAGACAGGTTTGAATTTCCAGAATTACGTCGTGTTGCATTAGAACAATATCAATATTGGAATCCTGACATGGTAATCGTTGAACAAAAAGCATCTGGTACGCCGTTAACGCACGAACTAAGGCAAATGGACATTCCGGTGATGACATTTACCCCAAGTCGTGGTAATGATAAGCACGTACGTGTAAATTCTTGTGCACCACTGTTTGAAGCTGGCATAATTTGGGCTCCTGACAGGAAATATGCAGAAGAAGTTATTGAGGAATGCGCGTCATTTCCATACGGCGATCATGATGACTTAGTCGATTCCATGACTATGGCTGTTATGCGATTCAGGCAGGGAGGTTTCCTACCCCATCCAGAAGATTACGAGGACGAAAAGTCAGAACCTAGGAAGATGGAGTATTATTAATGGCAGTTAAACCAATTGTAAAAACATTTGAATATTTTTTAGACCGATTATTAAAAGGTTTTAAAAAAGACCAAGGTCGTGAACCTAACAACCTTGAAATGATTTTAATTAGACAAGAAGCTGGTGGTAAAGCAAGAGATGCTAATAAAGTAATTCAATTCCCATACAAAAAATCGTTTGGTGAAGAGATTGACGATCTAATTAAAAGCGGTGACGTCAAAATAGGTGAAGTTACTAAAAAGAATGATAACGTTATTAGAAGAGAAATGTTTCAAAACTCTAATTTAAACAAAGATAAATCTATTATAGGTCAAATTAATGAACGTATGGATAACATTAATAACGCTAGTAAAAGACTCGATGAAATTATGAAAGAACGAGAAGAAATGTTTAGACCTAAAACAGATGCAGAAATAAAAGCAAAATTAGAAAAACAAAACAAAGAAGCTGCTGAAAGAATGAAAAAGAAAAAAGAAGATGATCCAGAATTCTACACAGGTGGTATGGTTGACGTTGAACCAAATTTATCTGACATTGGCCATGGTGCAGATGCATTAATGGCAAGAACAAGATTACTTTCACCAAACAACCAAGCTACAACTTCTACAGGATTAAATTATTTATTGGCTGAAGATAATGACAACTTACGAGTTCCGTTTGCAAACGGTAATGGTGTTGCTGACGAAGATGCAGAAAACGCAAAATTTGCTAAACGTGTTAGAGAATTAATGGATGAAGGTTTTGACATGGGTGAAGCTGTAAGAGAAGCAATGAAAGAAGGCTATGCAGAAGGTGGTCGTATAGGTTTTGCAAAAGGTAAAATTGCAAAAGAAGTTTTAGACAAAGGTCGTAGAGGATTTATGAAAGCGGCTGGTGCAGGAGCTGCAGGATTAGCTGCACTTAAAACAGGATTACTAGGATTTGGAGAAAAAGCTGCTCCGGTTGTAGAAAAAGTTGCAGAGACAGTTTCTCAAACGGCACAAAGCGTGCCACCATATTTTTTTAGACTTGTAGAAAAAATTAGACAGATGGGTGATGAAACAATGGCTTCACAAGATAAAGCTATAGCTAAAAAATATAAAGATTATGTTATGGAAGAAGACTTTGCAGGCAACATAACAATTGTTAAAAGTGGTGAAGACCTTCAAGGAAATAAACTTGAAGATGTTTACATGAGTTACAAGGTAGATGATGTAGCGCTTAAAGATAAGGACGGATTTGCTAAAGCAGAAGAGTATGAAGAGTTTACTGCAAGACCAGACATGGAAGGTAAAATGAAAGATGTTGAACCAGGGGTGCCAGATGAAGTTATTGAAGAAGCTGGTGATATCGATGCTATGACACTTAAAAAAGCAGACGGTGGTCGTATTGGTTATTCTAAAGGTAAAGCAGTTTTAGGTTTTTTAGAAATAGTAAAAGATCCTAAAAAAATTAGAGAAGCGGTGGATAATATTTTTAAAACTGGTGATTATAAAATGGATGCTGAACTAGCAGCAGAGTCATTAGTTGAATTAAATCCAAAAGCATTTGGCAACAAGTTATTTGATGATCTTGATGATAAAACTAGAATGGAAGTTTATAGTGCGGTTTTAAAAGACGTTATGGGAGATCTTAGTAAAACTATAAAAGAGAAAAAAACAAGCACTTTTAAATTTTTAGAAAAAGTATTTGGTAAAGAAAATATGGCTGAGATGCCAAATCGAGATCCTGAAATGTATAAAGGTATGATGGAAGTTGTACCTATGTTTAGAAAAAAAGACAAAGAAGGTTTAAAAATGTACATGCAAAAATATTTACCCCACATGGATGATGCACAGGTAGAAGATTTTATAGTTGGTGATGCAGAAGATATGGCAGGGCTAGGAAAGTTTGGTCTTGGTAATCTTCAAGGTCAGCTGATTAGA